TGACGGAGTATTTCTTGAAGAGATATTTGAGAATATTCATAACCAATTATCATTTCATCTTGCTGAGAAATTAGGTCTGGACACTTCAGATGAATCGGTCACAGGAACCTCAGTCTTTAAAAGTCCGGGGACTCAAAGAGATTTTGAAGACAGAATACAGACCGCATTTATGCAACTGTATAGGGGTCATGTAGAAGGATATGGGGACCAAGATCGACTTGAAAACGCAGAAGATATTGCCGAGCAGACACTCCAAATTTTCTCAACGAAAGCAGCCCAACATCGAGGGGGTCGCGCAAAGCTAACAGTTGAAGACCGTGAACTGCTTTTTGCTCTAATTGGGGAAGGATATAGTGGGAGACAGGGCAATACGATTGCAGGGGTGAATATTGCTACACCGGAGTTGAATGCTTTATATAGGAATGAGGATGCGACTTATGCTGAAGTTTTAGCTGAGTTGCAAAAAGCTCCTGCTCATGCCAGAAAACTGGCAGAAAATGCGCTTGACATCACTGAGATAAAGAGTTTGTGGGAGCTTTGGTCAGAGTTTGGGTGGCGGAAAGAGGGTCCGCCCGTTGACCATTTTGATTATATGAAAACGCGACATGACGAACCGTATATTGTGGATTATCTTCGAGATGAGTATTCACAAGAAATCCTTGACCAGATCGAGCGGGCTTCTGCAATTCTGGAAACTGATGAGTTCAAGAATCAATTAGACAATCTGGCTGAACCCGGAACATTCGATAGACAAGCTGAATGGACGTCACATGATTTTATTCATGCAATAGTAGTTGACCGACATTTAAGTCCTCCAGAAGTTGGAGCGATGGGTCCACCTAACGCTCCTTCTTATGTTGGTAGTGAAACTTTAAGCGATGGAACAAAATCAGGCGTTCAATCTGTAACTGGCCCAACACTTTCGTATAGCGAACCAGCACAAGGTATGACTACGCATCGGGGTGGCTTTGAAGCTGCTGATGCCGCAATGGCTGGAATGCAGTTAGAACCGACTGTCCCCGCTGACCAGATCAAAAAAATTAGTGATGAAGCACTCACGTATATCGCAGATGAGTTCGGTGGCTCGATGGCGTTTTACGAAGGGTTAGAAAAAGCAGGGCTTTTAGACCTTGACCTAGATGGTGATGGTGTAGCTGAAACTACCCTGTTGGAATACTTAAAAGGTGGGGAATCAAACCCAGATGTTATTTGGGGTTTGTTCGCCCAAACTCCGTGGTTCGCTAAGTATGATGCTCATGCTCGTGATTTCCAAGAGAAATGGGAACAAATCGGAGGGACCGATAATTGGGTGCCTCTGCTTGATCCAGATAGTTTTGAATGGAACATGACGCCAGACATGATGGCAGAGTTAGATCCTCAATACGACATTTTGGTGCGTGAAGCTGAACGTCTAGGGATGAATACTGACAATAAGCTTGTTAAAGAATCTTTGATGAGTATGGCGTATAACGCCAAGATGATGAATCTTGATGCTTATGAGATCAAAAAAGAGTTTATATCTAATGTTGATCTTGCTTTTGACCAGACGGCGATTAAAGGTTCCAGCACATTTAGGGCAATCAAAAATAAGATCCAACAAAACGCTGGTCAGTACATGCTTCAGATGGATGAAACTTCGTTGAACACATTTGCTGAACAGATCTATTTAGGTGAAACAACCTATGATGCTTTAACTTCTAATTTTTATGACCAAGCTAAAAAAATGAATCCTGCTTTGGCTTCGATCATAGATCAGGGGTATACGCCTGCTGCTTACTTTGCATCGTATTCCAACATTGCAGGTAATTTGTTGGAACGCCATGTCGATTTTTTGAGTAGCAAAGATTCAAAAATGTTTGGTGATTTAACTGGCGCATATCTTGATGAAGATAATCAGCAACAAATAATGTCTCGAACCCAGTTTGAAAAATATATTAGGAATACCCCAGAGTGGGATCAGACTGATAATGCTCGGGATGAAGCATATGGTACTGTTAGCAACTTATTGAGTTCTTTCGGATTCCCCGGATACTAGGTGATTTAGATGGATTTCTTCGGAGCAGGGTCGCCACTGACCCAACCCAAAAAAAGAAAAGAAAATTATTGGCTTAGTGGTCCTAGTGTGCAGGCGCAGATTGATGAGGCGTTAGCTGCACAGGGTTTGCCGAGGATGACGTTAGAAATAAAGCCGGGACAAAAGTTTGAGAAAGTTACGTTGCCTAGCACTCTTGACGAAACGGAAGAAGAATATGAAGCTCGAATAGAAGCAGCAATACAACCTCGCTATGGCGAAGATGGTTTACCGTTAGGTGTCTTTTCTACAGATCCAGAAGAGGTTAGAACTAAACCTGAATATCCGTCAGACGGCAAAACGTATGTTTGGAACGAACCTGATTGGAGATGGGATCTAGTAGAAGAACCAGAAGGAGATCTCTTAGAGGGCGAAGAGTTAGTAGTTATACGCAATGGAGAGGTAATAAGTGTTGGTTTGAATGGGCGTTCTCTGGAGGATGCCATGGCGGAAGAAATGGCTATAGAGGGAACGGAAGCTGTTTCTGAGAACAGACGTGTCACTACGATCCCTGTCGAGACACCTGATATAACAACTTTTTCTCCAGAACAACAAGAAATGTATACAACATTTGATGAAATGTTTGGTGGGTTAGAAGGGTTTGAACAAGCTAAGGAAGATTTTTTATTTGGCGTTATCGATTGGTTGCCTAACGATTTTTCTTATTTCAATAACTCGGTGCCTGATGCTTCAGGTATTTTTCAAGGTGGATACGCAACGCCCAACAAAGAAACCGGGGAAGGTAATTTTTATACGAACCGATCTGGGAGCGGTTACAGACAAAGTTTTGGTACAGAACCTGATGATAACCCTGTAGATAAAGCAGGTAACTTTCGGTTTATTGAACAAACTACTTTGGATGGTAGAACAATATGGACAGAAAACGATGACTTTACAAGTCCCGGTACCCAAGCAGATAGAGATGCTGCAAAAGCTAGAACTGACACATTAGTCGCAAAAGAAACCGCTGCTGCTGCTGCACTTAAAGGTGCAGAAGGAGCGACAGCTATCCTGACCCGGCTTGTCGGTGCTATGGGATTACCTATAACTGTTGTTTCTAAATTAAAAGCAATGATGGTTGACGGTTTAAGCGAAGAAGCTATCAAACTTGAAATCAGACAAACAGACGAATACAAAGACCGGTTCCCCGGTATGGCAGTCCGAATGGCTAATGGATTTAGCCCAATTACTGAAGCTGCTTACCTGCAAAATGAAGATACTTATTATGAACTTCTACGGTTGCATGGTTTACCGCCACGTTTCTACGACGATAGGGAAGATTTCGCATCTTTAATCGGCCAAGACGTATCGCCAGAAGAGTTTAGTGAACGTGTAACTCTCGCAGAATTAGCTACAGCGGGCGCTGACCCAACAACTAAAGAAGAACTAAAACGCTTGTACGATGTTGATGAACAAGATTTAGTTGCTTATTATCTTGACCCGAAGAGTGCCACAAATCTGATTCAAGAACGAAGAGCGTTTGAAGCCGCTGGTTTATCGGCTACTGCTCGGAGAGTCGCAGGTCAACAAATCGGATTCAATAAAGATGTGGCTGATGCTTTACAGCGTGAAGGTGTACAGCGTCGTGAGATACAGCAACGATTGACTCCACAAGCAGGGCTTATAGGCCAAACCATTAGCGAAACTAGTGGCATGTCGGTTTCTGATTTAGCTGCTGGAGAATTTGGGTTAAACTCAGATGCTTCTAGGGCAGTCGATAAACGACGGGATGAACGGGTTTCTCCCTTTAGTGGACAAGCAGGAACATTAGTTTCTGCTGCTGGCGCTACTGGTCTAGGGTCCAGTACTTGACACAAAGCTTATTCACTCTTTATAATATTTATACCGGTCGGCCCTTTCGAGGTGAGCTAACCTAAACCATTTCCCATCCGAAGTTCCACCGCTGAGGATGCGTACGAGTAGGTGAGTGACATATGACAGATAATGACTCCACTGGATATAGTGACAGTGGTTCTGCCAGTTCAACCGAATCGAAACCCAACTGGCGTCGTGAGTTGGAATCTCGCTTGAAGGAAGCTGAAGCTCGTGCTTCAGATGCCGAAGGCAAGATCTCTAGTTACGAACGTCGGGATACGTTCCGTTCAGCAGGGCTTGACCCTGATGATGCTCGTGTCAGGTATTTTGTTAAGGGCTACGATGGCGAGCTTTCCCCTGAAGCTATTCGCGAAGAAGCGATGGCAGCAGGATTTATTGGTGAAAATGCTCCTCCCATTCAACAGCTTGATGCGATGCCTGAAGTTTTAAGAGCAGAGGAGCGTATTCAGTCTGCTGGGGAAGGTGGAGATCCGGTGTCACAAGCTGATCTTGACGCTCAGATCAAAGCAACAAAGAATCCAGATGAATTGCGTGCTTTGATGGAAAGTCATGGTGTCTTGTGGGGGGCAACAGCCTAAGTCGCTAAAGCCGATGGAGTCCTAAACCTAAGGACTACCAGTGGCATATACAACCACCTCTACACTGGACGATCAGGTAAAAACGGCGTTCGATCAGACCGCTTTTTTTGCTTTACGTTCACAACCATTGTTTGAAATGGTTGCGGATGTACGTTCAACAAACCAGAGCCATAACGGTTCTGGCGTACAATTCACGTTCTACGCCGACATGGCGCAAGCAACCTCGGCTCTCACTGAAGCTAGTGATGTAACTGCTGTTGCTTTGACTGATAGCGCAGTAACCGTAACTCTTGCCGAGTACGGTAACGCTGTTATCACGACCGCTAAGGTGCGTGGAACCTCATTCCTCAATGTTGACGCTGATGCGGCCAACATTGTTGGTTACAACATGGCTGACTCGATGGATAAAATCGTTTCAGATGTTGCCAATGCTGGCTCAAACGTAACTCACGTTGGCCAGTCCAGCCGTGGTGCTATCACCGCTACGGACGTTTACACCGCTGCCGAAGGCCGTAAAGCCGTCGCCCAGCTTCGTGGACGTAACGCTCCGGGCTGGAGCAATGGTAACTATATGGCAGTTATCCATCCTGATGTTTCCTACGATCTTCGTGGAGACACAGCGGTAACTGACGTTATCCAGTACCAACTGTACCAAGAAGGCGCGCCTATCAAGGCTGGCTCAATCGGTACATTCAATGGCATCGAATACATTGAAAACCCACGTGCCGGTCTAATAGCCGACGGTGGTACAAGCAATGTCGATGTTTACCAAACCCTTATCTGTGGTCGCCAAGGACTTGCAAAAGCATTCTCTCGTGCACCCGGATTTGGACCTGAGCCAAGCATTGTTGTCGGTCCTGTGACTGACACGCTGCGTCGGTTCAACCCAATCGGTTGGTACCACCTCGTTGGTTATGGCCGCTTCCGTGAAGCGTGTCTGCAACGTGTGGAATCATCCTCCAGCATTGGCGATAACTAATAGTTAGCGCCTAGAGATCGCAGGGGGGTCGGGTTTTCCCCCTTTCCCCGGCTCCTCTGCTTTCCTCTGCTATATTTTGTATCATGCCTGTCGTTAATGGAAAGAAGTATCCTTATACCGCGAAGGGTAAGAAGGCTGCTTCTGTCGCAAGAAAGAAAAAGAATGTCAAAACCAAACGGTGATGTAACGATCAGGCCAAAGCCGATCCAAGGAACAGGTACTGCTAATGGCTAGTGCTCTTTATGTAGAGACTTTTGAGGCTGCGTTAAAGAACGATCTTGCGCTTGATATGGATAACGACACTTTCAAGTGTGCGTTGGTAACAGCTAGTTACAGTCCTAACTTTGAAACTCACACAAATTATTCTGATATAACTAACGAACTTCCGGCTACAGGTGGTTACACCACGGGCGGGGCAACTCTTACGAGTGTCGCTATGACTAGCAGTTCCGATGGGACAGGCACAATCAAGTGGGACGCAGACGACGTATCGTGGACTAGTTCCACGTTGTCAGCAGTACGAGCCGGGGTTATCTACGATGACACGGTGACAAACGACCGTCTGATCGCATACATAGATTTTGGGGGAGATTTCAGCACAACGTCAGGTACATTCCAGATTCAATGGAATGCGTCTGGCATCTTCACCCTTGATTTGAAGCCATAGGAGTTGTAAATGCCTTCATCGAATTATCCAACCTCTCTTGATACAACCTCAACGCAGGTAACTCCGGGTTCCACTACTGACTTAGATGCGTCAGGTTATGAACACGATCAAGTGCACGGTGCAGCCTCTACTGCTTTAATTGCTTTAGAAACAAAAGTTGGCATTAGTGCCGCTCCTGCTGCTTCTGCTAGTGCGAACTCTTTTTTAGAGCATTCAAGTGGCGGCACAACTGCGTGGACCAACACTTTGACTGGCTCAACGATTGCTGGCACCACTCTTTCTGGTGCCGTTGTTGGTACAGATCAGATCATGTCGGCAGTAGTTCACAAGGATTATGCCGAAACGGTGTACGCCGGTGGGAACACAAGTACCGCAGTTACTCTCGATGAAACTAACGGCAACACTCAGACGTGGACGATGACAGGTAACTGTACGTTTACGATGCCTTCGGGTGCTGGGTTGCAGGCTGGTACTGCGTTGACACTGATTCTTACGCAGGATGGTACGGGTTCTCGTACTGGTGCGTTTACTAGTGTGAAGTGGGCTGGTGCTACTGCTCCGACGTTGACGACTACTGCGACTACGGGTGTCGATATTCTTACGTTTATCACTTTTGATGGTGGTAGCTCTCCGGTTTGGTATGGGTTTACCGCTGGGGCGGATATGTCGTAATGCCATTTGGGGCCGGTAAGGTAGCTTTACTTGGTGCCGCCGGTTCAGGTGGCGGTAGTTACGATCCTGCGTATACGTGGATCGCTGACATAATCACAACAGACAGCACCACACAGACTGTTTCGTTTACAAGCATTCCCCAGACCTATCATGCTTTGCATTTGGTAGGGAACTGCAACGCTACTGGTGCGGATTATTCGTTGTTTCGTTTAAGTAGTTCAGCCCAATTATATTATGGTTCTGGGTATGAGCTAGGTCCTTCCAGCACCAGTTCTGGCCCAGTACATTCAAATTGGACTAGCGCTAGTTCAACTAACTATGCCTATTTCGGTGGATATAGCGCAAGTAGTAGCATGTTGAACCAAATCGGCGGGAATTATATGGAAATGTGGATTCCCGGTTATTCAAATACAGATGAACCAAAAACGATGTGGGCAAAATGGTATGCCCCAGCCAGTAATACGTGGTACGGGAATATAGGTAGTGAAATACTTTGCAGAATGGAAACTGGTTCTGCTGTAGATCAGATCGATTTGTTCACTAGCGGAAACAATTGGTACATCGATTCTATGTGGACATTATATGGGGTGGGGACGGCAAGTTAATGGCTGACAGCGGCGCAGATGTTATTGGGGCCAGCAATTTTGCTGGTAGCACAACAAGTCTTTCTTTTACGGGTATTCCACAGACTTATCAAACTATAAGAGTTGTAGCAAATTTTTTGACTGACCCGGCTGCTGCCGCTAGTTGGGGTACGCAAGGTATGTATATGCGTATGAATGGCGAATCGGGATCTGCTTATTACAACTCATATTTAGCGGAACAAGGCGGTGCGTGGATCAGTAATACAAGCACACAGGATACTACGTTGGGGACGTATGGTTGGCTTGGCAACATTGACGGTGACATTGGTACCGTTTCTAGTCACAACCCTTTTATTGTAGACATAATCAATTATGCAGCGGATGAGCCTACTACGTGGCAAGGGGTGGGTGGCCGCACTCTAAGCTCTGGTTATAGCGGCGACTTTCGGATCTTAAGCGGTGGTGTAGCCCAACCCGGAGGATCATGGGGTATCAGTTCAATAGAGTTTTATGGTAGTAATGTGAACTTGGATTCTAATTCTCGGGTAACTCTTATCGGGTTGAAGGGATCGTAATGGCTGTATACGAATTTGTGGGTGCCGCAACAGTAAGCGGTAGCACAACTAATTTAGTGAGTTTCACAAGCATTTCCACTAGCGATGACTGGAAAACTTTTCAACTTTTCGGTTCTCTCAGTCTACAAGATACAACTGCGTCCACTACTCAGTCGCTTTACATTCAACTAAATAGCACTAGCGGTAATTATTACATTGCAGGATTGGTTTCAAGCGGCTCTGCTTTGTCGACTGGTATATGGAGAAATGGTGGCTACTCCCAAACTTCTGTTGGTGCACAAAGTTCGATACAGGCAAATCAACATTGGACTGATACTGGTGGGGATTGGGTAAATGGTAGGGGCACAACGTCTTGGACTTTCCCAATGGCAGGAGCCGCCACTAGAAAGGTTGCTGGGGGTTTGACGATGAGTGGTGCGCCAAGAAATACAAGCGCTGGTGGTTTCGATTCTTCTACCGGTGCGAGTGACAATACTGATGCTTTAACAACTGTCAATGTGAAATGTGGGTCCACCCAATACTTTGGTGACGGTTCCCATTTTGAACTCTATGCGATCAAGGATACTAATGCCTGAACTTACTAAATTAATTGTTGACTGTTCAACAGGGGAAGAAACAATACGGCCTTTTACTGCTGTAGAAATTACAGAATTTGAAGCTGCGGCTGTGAGTATTGCGGAGCGAGAAGCGGCTGAGAAAGCTGCGGCTGAGAAAGCTGCTGCGGATAAAGCGTCAGGTAATCAGAAACTTAAAGATCTTGGTTTAACTGACGACGAGATCGCTGCACTTACTAGCTGAGGATTGTTATGCCGTTAGGAGTATTCAAAGCAGCACTATTAGGTTCAGGTTCTGGTAGTGCTGACACATTTATTGCTGAGATACGTTCAGATACTTCAGACTCTGGCTCTGCTGATACTCGTTATATGAGTGGCATAGCAGTTGATAGCGACGAAAATGTTTATATAGCTGGATATGGAAGTAAAGCAGCAGGCGGCTATCAAACTTGGTTTATTAAAACTGATGCGTTGTTCTCTGATTTTACAATCAACAGAGTTTCTGACGCTAATGCCACGGAACAAGGCAACTGGTATCCCCAAGACTTGTTTAATACCAGAATAGCAGGAAGTTCAACTGACCAAATTTGGTGGGGCGGACAAGTAAATAATGTAAGCCCTGAATATCCTCGATGGTGTTCCACGATGAAATCAGATTTGAGTGAAGAAACCGATACCTTCGGTGGCTTCATGTGGTATCTAAATTCGTGGCCTTGGAATAACAGCGGTAACTGGAATAACGAGCCTTCAGGTGTTATCGTTTCTAGTGACTCTGAATTGGTCGCAGGTAATAGTCGCCTCTATGAGACTCAACAAAATTCCCAAGGCGCTATTTTCTATACTGTGTTCGACAAAGGCAGCACCGAATACCAAATTAGTTACTCTAAGAGTTGCACCCCCGGATGGGGCCAACAAGCTTACTCGGCTGGAAGCTGGTTCAGAGCTACTGGCAATACTAACTCTGTTTGGGAGGCCCAAGATTTTTATTTTGGAGGACAAAATGGCCTTTATGGGAACAACGGGTGCCAACTTTTCAGACGTTATGGGGGCGGTCACGGCTCAGAGGATTCCCATCTTTACTACCCAAACACAGGGGCTATTAACACAGGAACATTCCAATTAACTGGTAAAGGAAACTACCTTTACTTGGCAGTTATGAACGCCGGTGACAGTTCAACGCATTTATGTAAAATCAATGAGTTTGGTACGTCTAGCGGCGATATTGTTTGGTCACGAGAAACATATAGAACTGGTCAAAATGGGCAACAAGGGTATATAAGCACACCTGTAATTGATTCAAACGAAAATATTTGGCAGACCCATACCTACCAATACGCTGAAGGTTCTGTCAACCGAATGGGAACTATTATTTATAGGTACAACAGTAGCGGTACGATTGATCGTTGTTACGATTTACGACAAGCAACAGACATAACTGATGCCAACAACTACCAGTGGCCTGAACAACTAGCGTTGAGCTATAGCGAAGATATATTATATATGGCGTTTGGTTCTTATGCAGATGGCACAACAAACAGTGGCGCTTATGTATTGGCAGTTAAAACAGATGGTTCGACAACAGGCACAGCAACTCTTGGTACTGGGTCTGGTCCTGCTGTAGACGATACGACGTGGGTTTTAACTTCAGATACCTCATACGCTACAAGCGCAGCTTCAGATTGGGTTAAAGGTTCTACAACCGGTTTTTCTTGGGGGACTATCGGTCCGAATCAATTCCAAAGCATAACTGCAACGACAACAGCCAAAACAGGCGAAATTACATTGGGTGCTTTCTAATGTTGAACATCGTTTACATGGATATAGAAGGGAATTATCCCCGATATTCAGGAGATATCCAAGGTGTTCATCCAGATTGGAATGTGGGAGATCCTTTGCCATATGGCTGGCGTGCTGTCGAAGTTGACGATTCCCCTGAAACCGTTGTTACTTATCCTGAAGATGCATCTGACGAAAACCCTAAGTCTCCCTTGACTTATCAAAAGTTGGTTCGGGAAGCTCCTGTCTTTAACGCCACATCAGGTGTATGGACGCAGGGCTGGAGTGTGGAAACACTCGATTGGGAAGCCCCAGATGAAACTGGTTGATGCCCCCGGCAAAGTCAACACCGGTCGGCCACTCAAACCATTCGGCATAGTCGTCCACCACACAGCCTCAAACCGCAACGCAGACCCCGACAACGTGATCGC